TGTTCGTCTATGATTGGGACGGCGTTTGATTTGTGCATTGTTCCGATGCCTTTAACCAAGGATCCTGTATATCGCTTTGGTTCTGGCCTAGCGGTAGATGCAGTTGTTGAGGTATTACTTCTGTATTCAGGTGTTTCTCGTCGATAAGGTTTTGGAGCGTTAGATTGAACTGCTCGGATAGCTGGTCGAGCGCTTTTAGTATTGCTCTTTTCCTTTTTACGTCCTGAAGTTGTGTGTCTGATAGAACCATAAAACATTCCCATAAAATAAAAATCCCCGATGATTGAAGTACATATTATACAGCAAACAGCGGGGATAGTCAAGAACTTTTTTTATCAGAGGTCGTCAATATCTTCATCAGTTTTGTGTGAACTAGCTTCTCGCTCCTTAGGAGTAAGAGCTGTCTCAGGACCCATTTTCAAAGACTCCCAGTCCATAACAGAACTGAAAGACTTCATACTAGCGGCTCTCATCTTCACACAGTTGAAAGTGATGCACTCGTCTTCTTGATCCCAGGTTTCCAGCGCGTAAGCTGCGTCCGCTGCATCAAGAATACCTTTGGCAAAGCGAGCTTCGCCTGTCGCATCAGTCTGATAAGGAGAGAACACGGTGCATTCATACTCCTGTGCCATAGACTTCAACGCTTTGGATACTTCAATCTGTTCCGTCCAATCGTACTGCCCTCCTCGCGAGGGTAGGTTAGATCTTTTGACTTGGTTGATGTAGTCTACAATGATAACACCGGCATCCAATTTGCTGACTTTTTTATCCAGCTCAGCCCGTATCTTTGCGAGAGTAAGACTAGGATCGTACACCACATCTAGCTGTTGAGTCGGGAGAAGCTCATGCTGAGTAGTAAGTGTACGATGAAACTCTTGAAAGTCTCGCTTTTCTTTGTATTCTTTCAACCGATCCTGGCCTTGCTGGAAGCGGCTCGCCCACCAGCCAGCCACTTTCTCCCACTCGATTACAGATAAGTTCTGCGTTCGTAGCCGAGAGTAGGGCACACCAGTAGCGATAGAACAACACCGTTGCAGTATTGATCTACTATCCATCTCTATCGTGAAATAGATAGCTGAACGGCCAGACTGAAATACGTTGTTTGCAATATTCGCGCAAGTGAGAGACTTGCCAGATCCTCTACGTCCGCCGACCAGTACCAAATCTCGGGGGGAGAACTTGATTTCATGATCGTACTCTGCGTTAAGACCGAGACCAATATACTTACCAATCTCTTCTTCTGGCTCGAACAACTCAATACGCTGCATACTTTCTTGAGGAACTTCAAGGTCAACCTTGTCATCAATATCCAGAACAATCTGATGCAACTCCTGTACTGATTCTTCAGCGGACGAAAAGACTACTGAGTTATCAATATAGTTATCAAGGGAGTTGAGGATTTCTTTCTGAGTGTATTCATTCTTAAGGTACTCAAGCAAAGCACCGGCATCAACATCTACATCGACTGCTTCGATAGCGAAGACTTTATCTCGGGTAGGTGCATGACGAATGCTTAACTTGAGATCGTCGAACGAAGGGAACTCGTGAAAAGTTTCACAGTGCTTGTCAATAGACTTATAAAGCGTGTGATATTCTACAGGCAAATATTCTTGGCGTAGATAACTCCACGTCTCAAAATCTCCCGTAATAATACACTGCTTTATTAAAGCACTAGAAATATTCAATTAAGTTCCCCCGAACACGAAAAAGCTGGGCGCGAACCCAGCCGCTTACACAGAAGTGTAATTACTGTGACTTAGCTGCTTTAGAAGCACCATCATAGTCAGCAGCAGTTAGACCACGGCGAGTGAGCATAGTCTTTACGCCGCGAGCTGTCTTGCCAATCGCTTCTGCGATAGCTTCAACAGTCATAGAAGCAACATCAACGCCTTCCAAAGGATCTACATTGGTAGAGCCCTTTGTATTCTCTTGACGAGGAATCGCCTGGATGTCGCCTGAACGAAGAAGGCTAAGCGCCTTACCACGAACACTGTTTACAGAACGGTCAAGAGCTTCTGCGATAGCTTCAACGAATGCACCGCTATTTACCATCTTAACAAAAGTAGCCTCTTCAGCCGCTGTGTAAGTACGTACAGCTTCTACTTTAGGAGCAGGAGCGACGTGACTGGTCAGTTCCATAGAAAGGATCTTTCCCTGGATTGACTTAGGTGAGAACTCTCCACCTGCGAAGTGCTCAGCAATTTGAGCATACGTATAATCGCCTGAGTTATCAGTAACGAAAGTACGGAGAGTAGCTTCTTGAGCTTCAGTGAACGAACGTCCACCTGCTGCTGAAGCGAGTTCTACTTCGTAACCCATCTTGCGCAATTTGCTTGAGATAGAACGAGTAGAAGTATCAAGCTGGTCTGCTGCTTCTGCAACAGTAGCTTGAGAGACGGGGCTTTCTTTGCCCACGAAAGTTGTGAGAGCGGTAGTACGCTCATCTGTCCACTTAGGAAGTGCCATATTTAGTTCTCCAAAAAAGAAATTAGGTCTGTAACTATAGTTACGCCAGTATCTCTGGCCTGTCTAGTTTTTGCGGATTCATTTCCGCCCTCATTAACGAGGTGTGTGACTTGCTTGGTTAAACTGGATTTTACATCATACCCAGCCGCGTTCAAGACCGCAGTAGCTTCGGCTTTAGACTTGAAACTCTTCAGTCTACCACTAATACACACGATACCATTGTTTACGATCGGATGTGAAGGAGTATCAGAGAAGTACCAACTACAAGGAATATGTTCCTGAAAGAAGGGTAACTCAGTCTCCATCCATTCCAGCAAGTTAGATGTAGCCTTTGGGCCCAGTCCGGCACGCTCACAAGTGTCTGCATTTATTTGAGAAATATGATTAATAGTCTCAGACAGCTTCCGTGTTGCCGTGTTTCCAATTAAGGGTATGCCAAAGGCTGGCAAAAGGCGCTCAAGCGGAGCATCGAACGAATTCAATATCTCCGACATGAGCTTGTTTGTCACTAACTCAGAGCCTAACGATGCTAAGATACTATCTCGTGAAGAGGTGTAAATTTCGGAAGGGCAAGTCCAACCAAGTTTTTTGATAGATGCAGGGCCGAAACCTTTGATCTTCATAGTCTTGGCAAAATGTTCTACCGCTTTAGCATTTTGTGCAGGGCACAGATGATTACGGCAGTAAAGAGAATCATTTACCCATTCCAACTCACTGTCACAAGAAGGACAGTTGGTAGGGAAGTTGATTTCTTGAAACATGGACTACTCCGAATTAGTGAAAAGATATTATACGACAGATTTGACCTGGAAGTCAAGAACTATTTTTCTCGATGTCCACTCGTCTGACGATTCGTGGAATGATCTCACCGCTGCGTATAACTTCAACTGAACAACCTATCTCTAGGTTGAGAGCGCGAATGTACTCAATGTTGTGTAGAGTTGCACGGCTCACAAGTGCGTCTCCCACTTCGACTGGCTCCAGTATGGCAACAGGACTCACGACACCTGATTTGCCTACTTGCCACACAACATCGAGCAATTCTGTAATCACCCCATCCTTCTGCTCTTTGAGAGCGAAAGCCCCTCGGGGGTGGTGAGCTGTATATCCCATTCTATAAAAAGCATCGTAGTTATCTACTCTAAACACCTCGCCATCGGTTGGATAGCCAGTTGCATCGAAGTGAGTGATAACTTCAAAGCCATTTTGGGCCAAATGGTCCATCGCTTCGGAAAGACGCTCGTACTCTACACCTTGAATATCGTAGGCTACAAAGACAAGATCTTTGCACCGAGAACGAAATTCTATTAGGTCTTTGAGATTGAGCGACCCCGCCGCAAAGTTGCGAGCATTTGGGATCGTATCGGGCGCTACGACCTCACCAGTAATTTGGATTTCTCCTTTAATACCGATGACGTTTGGCACTAGCTCTTCTATCTTCAACGTGATATCACGACCGAGTTGGCCGTCTCCCCTAGTTAAAGCCTGAGCTAGATGGCCGTTGACATATTGCAACGACACTGCCGCCCCATCAAGCTTGGGTGTACGCACCATGGGCGACGTACTAGACTCTATGCTATTTAGGTTAAACACCTTTTGCAACGAATACATACGATACAAATGAGGCACTCCATCAGTTACCTGATAGCCTACTTCTTCATAACGATACTTCCGTGCCAATGTATCAAACTCTTCATCCGACAATATCGGACTACCGGAGTAATACATCGCAGATGCTTTTTCCAAAAAATGTTGCATATAGTCTCCCTCACTCAATACACATATTATACAGAAAGAAGGAAACAAAGTCAAGAACTATTTTGTATAAATGTCCTTGATTAAATCAGAAAAATGTTCTTCAATAATTTCCTTGCTTTCTGCAAGAGATAAGATTTCAACTAGCCCGACGAAAAGATTCCGTGAGTTATCAAAGTCCAAATGCATTGATATACCGTCCTTAGTAGGCTTCCACTCTTCTTCGAAATCTAAGTAATACTTACGCACACTCAAATACTCAACACCCCTAAAGGTTGAGATGGTAAGCCGGACTTGCGTCTCCTTTACTTCATCGTAATGAATAATCTTCTCATATACTTCAGGCGCTTGGTATAGTTCCATACTAGTCTCCGTTCTTGAGAACAGAGGCAAGAGGTACTACACTCGTTACGTTCTGAGGCTTGAGTAGACGAAAGGAGTCGGTGTCCCAACAAAAAAGCAAAAGAGTACTATTAGACTCCTTTGCTCTATTTTTCTTTTGCTGAATGTAAGGCGTGCTAAAGTCCAATGTACAAACATTGTATTTTAACTTGTTACTATTCTCACTACGATAAGTGATAACAGCATCACCGTACTCATCGACGAGCCGTGCTAGTTCTTCTTTTTTCACAAATGCTCCTAATGAAGCGGGTTGGCAGAATTTTCTGTCGTGCCGACTTGCTTAGGAGGCGGGGGCCGAAGCCCCTAGGAATTAAGAATTAACTGCTGCAATTACACCTGCAAAGTACATTGCTGCTTTACCAGTCAACTTGCTGACGATCTCTTCGTCAACGTCTTGACCAGCGTCTGAGAGTGCTGCTGAGAGTGCTTCGATAGCTGCTGCTTTAGATACACGAGTACTAGTTGCTCCACTCGCTTTTGATGTCCCACCAGATGCGGGGGCTTTTTTTACATATACGCCTGCTTTTGTGAGTACCATACGTACACCGTTTGGAGACTCTTCAAATTCTGCTGCGATTTCTGCGACGATCTCCATGCTGTTTTCTGGAGTTGGGTTCTGAGCCTCGTATGCTTCGATAACTTCAGCTTTCTTTTCGTCTGTCCACGCCATTTTACGTTTCCTTCTATTAGTTGTTTGTGATGCCCCCGGACAATTGCCAGTAGCCTGTATTTGTGATAAATAAAATCGGTCGCCCATTGGTTTCCTCAGTTTCAATACTATGTATTATACCGATATGGGCGATAAAAGTCAAGAAATTTTTTTAGATACGTGATAAATCAACTCCGTACTTTTCGAGGTGAGATAGCTTTCCCAAATCATATGCAAGCGAATAAGCAGCAAAGCCTCCAGTATTTACATTCATCCATTTTTCTGTATCTTCTCGAACTTCTTCAATAATGTAAATAGCGTAACACTTACTACTATACTTCTCTTCGTAGTTTACGTCTTTGAATCCGGCTCGTTCTGCTTGGTAGTCGATTGAGACTTCGTGCTCGATTCGGGCAGGTTTTTGATAGACTGCCGACCAAGCAATCTCTCCGGGAGAAAACGACTCAGAAATGCAAGAGTCAGGGAGTACAGCGATGCCACTTTCTCTCGCAACTGACGGTACTCCGACTCGCTCAATGAGAGATCTAACGAATCCTGCGCTTCGAAAGAGCCCGCTCGCGATTTCTGCGATGGAGTCTCCGGAAAGGTATCGTTCAACTGCCTCACGAATTTCTGCATCTGACGCTGCTCTTCCTCGATTCTGCTTTTTACGTAGCGCTCTATACTCAACTTTATCTTCGTAATCATCAATGATCCGTTGTAGGCGGGTGGTATTGTATGCTATATTTAACATATCGCACGCGGCCTTCTTGGAAATAGGTTGGTTTCCACTCAATAAATCTATAACTTTCGATATATTCGTTTCGCTCAGGTTCTCGTAATCTTTCTTCTTTACTCGGCGTACCATCTTGTCTCCCAAAAATTTTGTCGTAGTTATTGCCAAACTCTTGCCATTTGACTTTTCTGTATCTACTGCCTTTACCTGCCACGGGGATCATCTCCTATAGACATACGCAAGTACCAAATTGCTTTCTTAGTATCTTGCTCTTTGTTGTTCTTGTTGTTTGCTCTCCAAATATATTTAAAAGCATT